AGGTCATATACTTCCAACTCATATAGTTCATCTAGTTCCTAACCCTAAACTACAAACAAGTCTAGCAGGTTACGACCAAGATGCTTTGAGTTTAGTTAGTAACTTTACAGCTATACTCCCTAGTGATTACTACTTCGTAAGTAACGTAATTCATCGGGGTTCAGCATATACGAATGATTGGGATACAGTTATTCAAGGTTTCTATTACGCAGGAGGTAGGTCACGGTGAAGAAGATTGACCCTTGTATACTTTGGTTTAAAGATAAAACTAACACAGTACAGTTCATTACTTTTCCTGCAACAATGGAAGAGATGATTGATACTTCTACTGAGATTTCAAAGTATCCAGTACAGAATGGTTTCGAGATTTCAAACCATGTGATAAGAAAGAATAAGATTATTAGCCTAAAGGTATACGTACCCGAGGTTAATACAACAGGTAAGGATGTAACCTTAGCTACTAACGAGTTTATCTCAGACGGTGACGAATCCTTCTTTGGTATGCTATCTTCTGTCGGCGGTTTCTTAGCAGACCCTATCGGTACAGCTATGGATACTATAGGTGACATGGCCTATGCACTTGAAGATTATGTTAATGATACGGTTGGCTTTAACGTAGGTGATGCCTTTGACACAGGCATGATGGTGTGGGAGAAACTATTCAATAACGATTACTCTGTAAGTAACTACGAACCAGAGCCATCGAGAATTAAATCTGCCTTAACTAAACTCAAGAACCTTCAAGACAATGCTTACCTATCTTCTTTAAGTACAGTACACGACAAGTATCACAATCTAATCTTAACTGACATTAAGTTTAGAGTGAATAGTGATTCATTTACACTAGCTGACATTGAACTAACCTTTGAGCAGGTAGTTATTACAGATGCTTTCGGTAATACAGTTACCCGTGTCGCTCCAATAGACTTAGATGAGGCAGGTGCTATCATACTAACGCAGGAGTTAGAGGGTCGATTCGACTCAATCTTAGGTGACGTAGAGGCTAAGGCTGATGAGTATCTAGGTGGGTACGTACAGTCTGCACAGTCTTGGGGTCTAGAGAAGGCTAAGGCTGGCGCTTCTTGGGCAATAGGAGCTTTGATAGCATGATAATAAAACAAGTACCACTCGACCCTGATGATAAGACATTCTCATTTAAGAATACAGAATGTAGTATGACGACCATGGCTAGAAATAAATACACAGGTCTTTGGACTTTCGATTTAATTACAGGCTCTAATATAATACGAGGAGTTCCTATTGTAGGTGGAGTCAATGTAGTTAAAGGTAAGGGAGCAGTCTGCGATAGAATGTTCTTCATTGACCCAACAGATACTACAGGGGATATTAAAACTCTGTACGACACTAAACTATACATAACTGGATAAGGGAGGACTATGGATATATATGATGTGAACACATGTTACCCTGCTAAGGTGATTTCGTTTGACCCAGTTACTCAGACAATCTCTTGCAAGGTATCAGTAGAGGACTACTATACAGACTTGTCCTATGATTATACAAAGCAGCCTGCACCTGTACTTACAGATGTTCCTGTAGTGCTACAACAAGGTGGAGGTTGGGATATTACCTTTCCCATTAAACCTGATGATGACTGTCTACTTCTGTTTGCACAGAAAGGTTATGACCATTGGCTTTACGATGACTTACAAGAGTCGGGTATGGTTGATGGCATCCCTGCGTCAGACCAGTATCGTCACTTTGATATACGTGATGCTGTTGCTATAGTAGGTCTTCGTCCTATTCCAAGGGCTATTAAAAACTATAACAATGATGGTATGGAGTTACGTAACGAAGCTCGTACCCAACGTATCACTTTCAATTCCAACGGAACTATAGATGTATCTACTACAGCAGATGTAAATGTACACTGCGTAAATGCGTCTGTAAGCGCCTCTAAGACCGCTCTAATAACTACCCCTGACATGACTATTGATTCTCCTATTACGAAGCTCACAGGCAACCTCAGTGTCGCAGGATCGCTTAACGTAGCAGGTGGCGGAGCTAAGGCTAGTGAGTCAGTTATTACAGGTAACTTTAAGTTGAATGGTAACATGACAGCTACAGGTACTCTTACAGGTAGTGACTGTATTGGTGGTGGTAAGAAACTTAAATCACATACACATACAGCTAAAGGTGCAACCGCTGTTACATCTGGTCCTAACTAGGAGGTACTATGAATTTAAAACTAAACGATGAGGGAGACCTCATCATTGATAAAGGAGCAGTGCGCTGCTCTGGTAACGAGTTCATAGCTCAAGTTATTAAGACTAGATTTAAAACTATACTAGGTGAGTGGCAACTAAACTTGTCAGTAGGCTTACCTTGGTTTGACAGACTACTTGGTAGAAACTATTCTTTAGATGAAATCTATGCTTGGGCTTACAAAGTCTTACAAGAGACTGAGGGTGTTCAACGAGTAGTAGCTGTACAAGTGATGGTACTACCAGAGCGTAAGGCACTTATCTTATTTGAAGTAGCTACCATGTATGGTGCTCTTAGAAATTCAGTGGAGGTTTAATGGCAGCAGTAACAATAGATGGGTTCGTAGTTAGAACCCTAGAACAAATAGTAGCCGAGATTGGAGAGAACTTAAAGTCAGTCTTTGGTAGTACGTATAGCGTAGACCCTTCCTCTCCTGATGGACAGTTGATTGGTATCTTCGCAGCACAGCTTTGGGAGGTAGAGCAAGCAGCTCAAGCAGCTTATCAGTGCTCTGACCCTAACTCTGCTCAGGGAGTTCCCCTAGAGTACGTGTGTGATTACAATGGTGTTTATCGTAAAGAAGGTGAACCCGATGCACAGCTACGTAGACGTAGGGCTTATTCTGTTATCAACTCTGGTACGAATACTATAGATAGTATCTACGCAGCATTGTTGAAGTTAGATGTTAAGCATGTATCTATTAAAGAGAACGATACATCAGCTGCTGCTGAGACAATTCCTTCTAAGGCTTTCCTAACTGTAGTAGATGGTGGAGACCCTAATGAGATTGCTAAGGCTATCTTCTTAAACAAGCCAGTAGGTATTAGGGCATACGGGACTACTACTATTAACGTTAAAGACTCTAAAGGTTACTCACATGCCATTGGGTTTAGTAGACCTACGAATGCTAACTTAGCAATTTCCATTTCATTTAAACGTACAGGTGATTCTTCTACTACAGATATTATGGAAGCCATGCGTAAGAGTATTGAAGCCTACACTAATAATCTAGCGATAGGTGAAGATGTTATTTGGTCTTCTCTACTTGGCGCTGCTGTTGCAGGTGCTAACGAGATTGCTGGCAGTGCCTCTATTACTTCTCTGCGGATGAGTAAGAAGGGTGGTACTCTAGGTACAGGTGACATCCACTTACTTCCTTATGAGCAAGCTCACGTTGTGCATAGTGACATAGCAATTACAGAGGTGGGCACTTGATTTCAGAAATTATAAGAGACTATGATGTAGAGGCTAGAGTAGATGACCTACTGATTTCTCAGTACAAGAACTCTCCTAATCTCCAAGAGTATATTAAATCTTTTACAAGTCCTATTCAAGTAATCATGCCTGCCCTCGCTGACTCAATTGACTCACGTTCAATTGACTTAGCTTCTGGTCATGCCTTAGATAAGATAGCAACTACAGTCGGTGAAAGCCGACTTATTAAAGGTGCTGCTGCGTTAGGTTACTTTGGTTTTAAAGCAGAACCTAGTGCAGAAGGTCTTAGTATTGGTACGTTCTATTCCTACGGGGATAAGACTACAGGTGACTTGCGCCTAACTGACATAGCTCTACGTAGGTTAATACGTGCTAGGATTATTCTTAACACTAGACCTTTGACTGTAGAGAACTGTATAGAATACTATGAACTTCTTCTAGGTAGGGCATTAGACTTGCAGGTTATGAATGCGCCTGCCAATAGTGCTGCATACTTTAAGCTGGTATTCCATGAACGTCTAAGTACGTCAGATAAGACTTTACTTAATGTTAGGTATGCCAAGCCAGTAGGTGTATGGTTGGACATGGAAGATGAGGATGGACC